CCTTCGTCACCGCATCCACGCGCGCCATCCAGCCCTTCCCGAACGTGCTCCAGCCCTCCAGCCCGCGGTAGTAGTCCCGCCGAGCGTCCGCCAGATCGCAGATCAGCACGCGGCGCGGCACGTCCCGAGTGGCGAGCAGGGTCTGCGGCCCGACGACACCATCCACCGGCACCCGCAGCAGGCGCTGGAGCGTCTTGGCGCTGCGGGCTGGCCCCGCGTTCACCCCAAAGTCGAAGACCATCAGGTCCACGCCAGGCGGCAGATCGGCGCAGCGCAGCGGGGTCCAGTAGCGCTGCGCGTAGATCGCCTCCGCCTCGGCGCGGGTCAGGGCGCGCACGTCGGCAGGCGTGACCTCGGCGCCCCGCCAGGCCGCCAGGGTGATGTGGGTGATGCCGAGGTTCGTGGCGCCGCCGGGGTCCTCGGGATGGTCCACATAGCCGCCCTCGTGCCGAAGCACCTCGGCCACGCAGGCGGCGAAGCGGGAGGGTGGCGCACTTCTTTGCGTTTTCTGCACAGAAGTCGCCGGGCGGCGGAGCCACGCGGCGAGGCTGGAGAGGAGGGTCATTTGCGCGCGCCCACCAGCCCGCGCAGCGCCTCGTCCTTCCGGGCGCTGCCGTGAGACGAGCCGAGCCAGAAGTTCACCACGGCGCCGAACGCTGCCAGCAGGCTGCCGACAACGATCATCGCGATGTCCTGGGAGCCTTCCGGCAGCGCTTGCGTCAGCACCAGCCAGCACGCCACGCCGCAGACGATCGTCACCAGCACCGAGACCACCGGCGCCCCCCAGGCGATGCTCGACCCTGCCTGCGCCAGGGCGACCGTCTGGCTTCGCGCGCTGGCGACGTCGGCAAGCCGCGCCAGCAGCTCGTCGCGCTCGGCCTGGCGCTCCGCCTTCTCGGCCTCCGCCGCGATCTCCGCCAGACGGATGCGGAGCTGCATCGCCACCTGGGGATCGCGGATCGCAGCGGCCAGAGCGTCAGGGCTGTCGGAGCCGGTGATGGCTTGCACGGCTGCCACCACCTGCCCTGTGACGGCCCCCGCCTTGTCGCCAGCGACCCATTTGACGATCTCGGGCGCCAGCGCGCCGAGGGCGGGCAGCAGCGCCAGCAATGGCAGTGCCATGGTCAGCCTCCACGAGATGCCGGCTTGCGCCGGCGGCGGGGTGTCTTGCGGGCTTTGGGCGCGAGGGCGAGCGCATCCACCCGGCCGCCCGTACAGGTGTCGAACTGCGCTGCGATGCGCACCGCCTTGTCTGCCGACGCTCCGAGCGCCATGGCCGCCCGCGCGTAAGGCGCCCCGCTGCCAATGGCCTGCGGGCCGGGCACCAACAGCGTCCGGCCGTACTGCAGGTGGTTCCACACCTGGCCCCGCGGGGTGATCTCCAGCGCCTCGGCTGCCTGCTTGTTGGCCAGGAACGCCGGGCGATCGCCACCGGCCTCCAGCCAGTCGAGCAGTGCGGTGATGGCGTCCAATTCGCCGGCCGCGCCGATGAGCCGGCCGTCGGCGCAGCGGCGGATCTTCACAACGTGGGCCGCGACATGGCCGCCCTCGGTGATAAGCCGGTCGGCGGCGAGCGTCTGGCCGTCCCAGGCGACCGTGGTCACGCCGCGGCCGCCTTCACCCGCACGCGGGGTCGCCGCAGGAAGCGCAGGTAGTCCGCCGCGGCTTCGACGTCCCAGAAGACCGTCACCAGCCCGAAGGCATCGCGCGCATTCGGGTTGACGATCGTCACCGCGGCCGGGGCGTTCTCCTTCGGGAAGCCCTTGGCGTCGGCATAGTCGTCGTGGACCTTGTAGGCGCCGACCCGCACCGCGTGCGCCACGTGCTCCCCATTGTTGAAGAACAGCGTGTTGTGCGCCGCCGCATGCCTGTGGCCGCAGGTGTAGATATGATCCCGCGCCCAGCCCATCCGGGCCGCCTTGGCCGGGGCGTGCGCGCCGTTCCACATCGAGGTGCCGGCGAAGTCGTGCCGGGCGTTGATCCGCACCTCGCGGCCGTTCGGTGAGCGCAGCGCCAGCCGCATGCCGTGCCACTGATAAGCTGCGCCGGCCTGCGTCGCGAACCAGCGCACCGGGTCCTGTGCGCCGGACCAGCAGTCGTGATTGCCGCCGACGAGGTAGAGCCAGCGCACCCGGGCGACCAGCCACTCCACCATGCGGAGCGCGTCCGTCGCTGTGGTGCCCTGGCTGGCGTAGAGCCGGGCGAGCCTGCCCACCCAGTTGTTGGACAGGTCGCCCACGTTGGCTGCGAACAGCCCCTCGGTGCTGTCGATCAGCTCGAGGTGCCGCAGCAGGGCCGGCCAGTCGCAACCATCGTCATCGACGTGTGGGTCGCCCATGTGGAGCACGCCATAGGCGCCGTCGAGCTTCACCGTGACTGGCACCAGCTCGCGAGCCTCCCGCGCCTCATGGCGCCGGGCGAAGGCTGCGGCGCGGCGGGAGATCAGCGCCTCGATTGGCTCGTCGCCGGTCGGGAGCGCGGGCACCGAAAAGGCCGATTCCCTCTCGGGTGGATTCGCGGAGGAAACCCGCTCCACACGGGCATTTCCTGCCGATTTCCTCTCATCCGCTCGCATGCTTGCTGAGGCACCCTGCCCCATCGCCGCCAGCGCCTTCGGGTCGGTGCGGACCTCCTGCAGCCCAAGCTCGCGCATGGCCCGCTGGTAGGTCTTGGTGATGGTGGAGTGCGGCGCGTTGAACACCGCCGCGGCGCCGGGGATGGAGCCGGTGTCGCGCACCGCCTCCCAAACCTGGCGCATCCGGGCTTCGTCGAGGCGAGGCTGGGGCATCACAGCGTCCCCAGCAGCGCGACGGAAAGCTCCGGCCGCCCGTCCAGCACGCCCACCGGCGGGGCGATGGCCTCGCTCGCGAGGAAGGCGGCGTAGGCCCACCCGTCCAGCACCCGCAGCGCCGTGCCTTGCGCCGGCAGCAGGGCGCCCACGCGGGCATCCAGCGTGCCGGGCTCTTCGTCCGGGCCGGTCCAGCCCAGGGCGCGCAGCGCGGCCTCCACGTCGGCCGCGGGGCCGCGCCAGTCGTGACGGATCCACTCCATCTCGCTCTCCATCACAGCGCCGCCACCGCGGCGGCCAGGTCGGCGTCGGACATCGCATAGGAGTAGGCCCGCACCGGCCCGAACTCGCCGGACTGCACCAGCGCGCCCACGTCCGAGTAGCCAAGGCGCGGGGTCGTCAGGCCGCTCGTCGGCCCGCCCGTCACCGCGATGGCGGCCGCGCCGTTGAGGCTCGCCGCGACGCGGCCCGCGCCATCGAAGGCCATGCCGCAGCGGAACAGGGTGGCGTCCGAGATCGCCGCGCCCGTGGCGCTGGACGACACCCCGCCCGTGACGCGGAGCACCTGGAACGTGCCGGAGGAGCTGCTGCGGATCAGGACGCGGTTGTTGCCGCTGCCGTCGTCGATCTGCGCAAGCGTCTGGTTGGCGCCCACGCTCGCGTCCACGAGGCTGCCGGCCATCAGGAGCGTGCCGGCGCCGGACGGGAACAGGCTCGCGAAGTTGGCGGTCACGAAATCTTGGCCGCGCGTGGACGCTGCGGGAGAGCCCACGGGCGGCAGGATCAGGCTGCTAGCCGTGGTGCCCTGCTCGCACTGCGGCCCGCCGATGCGCAGGGTGAAGTCCACCGCTGCGCCGCTCGTGAGAACGACAGACAGCGCCGGGCCGATTCTCGCCGTGCTGGCCGCCGCCGTGCTGGCTTGCCGAACCCAGCGCTGCCCCTTCAGCGCGGCCGTGGTGGGTGTGATCGTCGAGAACGAGTTCTGCACGAACACAATGGCCGACGTGTACTCGATCCATCCGGCCTGCAGCGTGGCATTGGTGGCTGCCGGGGAGGTCGGGGCAAGCCCGACATAGGATGTCGCGGCCCACGCCTGAGATGTCGAGGCGGTGATGTTGGCCGGCGCCTCAAACTGGATCCGCCCCGTGGCCGATGCCCCCGGCGTGCCGCTGATCCGCACATCGACATAGGAGATGCCGCTCTCCGTCCCCGTGCCGACGATGGTGATGGTGATGCCGCTCGGGAAGCTGAAGCTGCTCCAGCCTGTCGGCAGAGCCCCACCGCTGCCCACGGCGCCCGTCGTTGCGCCCTCGCAGCGCGGGTTGCGGATGCTGTTCGTCCGCTGCGTCTCGATCAGCAGCCGCCGCGAGGCGCCGGTCCACCGCGGCGTGTCGGCCGAGGCGTACTCGACGATCGCGCTGGACGTGTCGGTGCCGGTCGCAACGGTCGAGGTCTGCGCGCGCGTCAGCGTCGCCGAGAACTCGCCCGGCTCGATCAGGGAGGTGTAGGGCGACCGCGCGAGGGCCGCCACAGCCGGCAGGGCGAGGCTTGGCCCGATGTACATCAGTACAGCGCCACGATGCCGGTGGCGGTGGTGCCGGTGGAAAGCACGCGGCGCGCCCGGATGGGCAGCATGCCGCCCTGCACGATGTAGTGCGTGACGGCGGCCGTGTCGTCCACGCCGATGGTCACGATGCTGCCCGCTCCGACCGCGTGCAGGGCCTTGCAGGCGCCGTCAGGCAGGTCGGTCGTGTCGTTCGGCGTGACGGCGCGCTGGCTGCGCGACGGCGCAGACACGGCATCAGCATACAGGGCGAAGCGATCCGCCATGGCACAACCCTCTCGTCTTGTTGGGGTGAAGGACGATCCGCTCAGCGGATCTGCTGGTAGGCCCAGGCGGCGGCGCTGCCCAACGTGGTCAGCACGCCGCCGATAATGGCAAGCGCCCGCCAACCGCCACGGGCCGCGGCCAGCGTCTCTCTGATGACGCGGATGTCCTTGCGCATCTCGTCCACCTGATCGCGCAGATGGCGTACCTCGACGCGGAGCTCGGTGACTTCGGTTTCGGACATGGCTACAGCGCGTTGATGTAGCGGCTGGCCAGGAAGGCCAGCGGCAGCGGCGTGCCGCCGCTGTGCGGCGTCCAGAGCCCGTGGTTGGTCCGGGCGTCTGCGATTAGGAAGACGCGGCCGTCCGGCAGGGCGAGGCCGCGGCGATAGTTGGTGCTCCCGACAACTCCGTCCGTCAGAGCGCCGGCCGAAAACGCGTCCGTCACCGGGTCATAGACGATGATCGTCGCGTTCTGCTGCGGCAGCATGGCGGCGCGCCCGTCGCGCAGCGGCACGATCGCGCACACCTGCAAGGCGCTTCCATCTGAGCCGTGGGTACCGCCAACCCTGATCGCGTTGCTGGAGACGTTCCAGAAGCGCGCGTTTGTGCCGCTCTGCGGCCCCAGCAGGATCTCCCCGCGCGTCGGCAGCCAGAGCCCGCTAGAGAACACCTGCCCGCCGCCACTTGGGCCCGCCAGCATCTCATTGGTGGATGGCCGGTAGCGCCAGCAGGTGACCGCGGTGTTGGCGCAGATCATCGCCACATCGCCATTCGGCAGCAGGAGCGACCCGTTGAAGGGGCGATAGGTATGCCCGCCGAGGCCTGCGACGCTGGCGCCGAAGGTCAACGTGTTGGTACGCCAGTCGTAGATGCCCATGGCCGCACCGGCGCCCGGTGCGAGGTAGACCAGATCATCCTGGCCGACAACCGCCCCGCTGAAAGCCGGCGTGCTGGTGTTCGGCAGCGTCAGCCCATGCGCAGGCCCATCGCTGAAGGTGTTGCTGACCGGATCGTAGATCAAGAACCGCGTGTGTTGGTCCGGCACCAACAGCACCCTGCCATTCGGCAGCAGCACGCCGCACCTGAAGTAGGGCTGCACGCTGGCCCCATGCGCGGGCGCAGTTGCGGTGTCGAGCGTGTCGGGGCCAGGCGTAAAGATGTGCGGGCGGCTGTTTGCGCGCGGCACCAGAAGGACTCGCCCATCCGTCATCAGCACGCCCTGCGCCAGCGCCATGCCGGCACTGCCCTGCTCCGGGCCAGAGGCGAAACCGTTGGCCCAAGTCGACGAGCCGGCGGCCGCTTCCACATCCTGCTGCAGAACGCGGAATGGGAAGTAGCCGCGCGTCCGGGCTCCGTTGATTGGTGCGATCTGCATGACGCTACTCCGAGATCAGGAGGTTGGTGACGGAGCCGGTGCCTGCGACGACGCTGGCCTCCGGGATAATGGCGAGGCGGATGTTCTTGATGCCGCCCCCCCAAGAGCCGCGCCCTTCGTCGAAGGCGACCAGGATGTTTCCCGCATCGTCGAAGTCGATGCTCGGGTAGCTCGGCGCGCGCGTGGTGCTCGGCCAGAAGTTGTAGGAGTAGGGCCAAGTCGCCCCGTCGTCTTCGCTGAGCACTACCGTCATGTTGCCGCGCGTCGGCGGCGTGCTGCCGCAGACGCAGGCGACCAGCCGCCCCGTGGGGCTGCGGCTCACCGCGTTGCGGCTGTCGGAGGTCGGCGTGATGCCGGTCCATGCCACAGGCGCAGCCCAGCTGCGGCCAGCGTCGGCGCTGCTCAGCGCGAAGGCACCGCTGCTGGCCCGGCGCAGCCCGAACAGCTTGTTGCCGCCGAGGCCGACCAGCGCCGTCTCGTTGTAGTCCCACTCGGCCGGATCGGCCGGCTCCGGGATAACAGCGATCGGCTCGAACCACGGACCCAGCGGATCGTCGAAGTGCAGCCGCCCGAAGTGCGAGCCCTCGACCAGGGGGCTCGGCCCACCGTAGCCGTCGAAATCCGGCCACATATCCAGCACACCGTGCGGCTGGCCGTTGAAGAGGAACGGACGCCCCGGGACGCCGTGGCCGAGGAAGGCCGGCGCCGTGACCTCGAAGCGCGCCGACGCCAGGGGGTTGTTGATCGCCACTGCATAGCAAGGCATCCAGGGATCGTGGCTGGTCGAGGCGACGCTGCCGGCGCCGGGGTAGAGCACCCACAGCCGCCCGCCCCAGACGAAAAGCTGCGGATCGAACAGGCGGTCATTCGCCATGTCGTTCGGCTGAATGTGGACGACCTCGGTCCATGTCGCGCCGGCGTCGTCGGAATAGGCGAGGACGATGTACGTCCCCTCCTGCTCCCCGAATATGTCGGGCGTCCCGTCCCAGGCGAACCACGTAGCCCAGAGCCGGCTGCCGACCCGCGCGAGCGCCGGGATCATCTGATGCGTCCGCGCAGCGTAGGGCCGCAGCGCCGAGCCCTGCAGCACGATGCCAGGGCCGGTCAGCGTGCCGCCGAGCGGCGCCGCCCGCGGCGCAGCGCGCAGGTGCACGGCGCCAGCACGATGCACCAGGGCCGCCGCCGGCAGCAGGTGGGTTGCGGCTGGCGCTCGCAGGCGCGCCGTATGGCTCTGCGTGTCGAGGCCGAGCAGCTCGACCTCTGCCCCCAGAGCGGCCGCGGCCCGCTCTCCGTCAGGCAGGCTGACCAGCAGCCGGCCCTCCCCGAGCACGGCGTCGCCGGGGACCGTGAACTCCTCCACCTCGGCCTGCGGCGCGGCGATGGAGTAGCCCTCGCCCAGCCGGAAGGCCCGCGCTTGGTCATCGGCCTCGAAGGCATAGCGGATCGCAAGGGTGAGCGGGTCCACGAAGCCGGCCGACAGTGCGCGCTTCTGCCCCGGCGTCAGGGCCAGGAAGCCGGGGCCGCCTTCCGCATCCAACACCAGGCCGCCGGGGGCGCTTATCGCGGGTGTGGTGCCGTTGATCGCGGCGGCCGCGGTGTTCACCGCCTCTCCCGCCACGGATATCGCCACGTCACGCGCCTGCTCCGCGGCGCCTCGAGCATCGGTTGCCGCGCTGGCAGCCCCCTGCACATCGGCCACCACGATACCGGCGGCATCCGCCACGACCTGGCGCGCGTCTTCGTCCTCCGCCAGCGCCTGCGCCAGCGTCTTCACCGGGATGTAGGTGGTAGCCATGCGCCGAGCCCCCCTTTTAGAGACCGACTGTGGAACCGTCGCTGGTGACGACGAGATAGGAGCCATCCGGCGTGACGAGCAGCGGCGCCGCCTCGCCGTCCTCCGCGAAGTCGCTGTCCGCGACGGTCACCACGGCCTCGGCCAGCATGCCGCCGGGCGTCGTCTCGACCCGCAGGCGCCAGTCGCCAGCCTCATCCAGCGCGAGCGTGCTGCGCCAGGTACCCGCGGCCTCAGCCTCGCCGTCCGCGCGGAACTCGACGCCCGAGGGCGAGAGCCAGCGGAACGACACGCCGGTCACCGTGGCCGCCGCGCCTGTGAGCGTGTCCGTCACGTCGCACCAGGCGGTGACAGAGGAGCCGCCCGCCACGAAAGGCACGCGGGCGGAGGCGCGCGCGCCGAAGCGCAGCACGGCGGTGGTGGCCATGGGCATTCCCATTCTGCTGGACTAGAGCGCCGGTGGCGGCCTGCTGTATGAACCGGCCGCCAGATCAGACCGGAGCGGTCATGCTTGAGAACTTGAGGGACTACTGCGCCGCTCGCATCGAGGGGCGGCACGCGCCCTATGAAGCGGACTGCCTCCCGCTCCAGAGGCGGGTGGCACAGGCGCTGGACCGGGCGACGGGCCTGGAAGCTCGGGCCATCCGGCGGGCGGCGGGCATCCTGCAGGCTGATTTGGCTCTTATGGATGCCGATGCGCTCTATCGTGCGGCCGCGCCGTGGTGGCTCCGCCTCCTGGCACGGGTATCCTAGCCCGGCATCGGCCACACCGCCTTCAGCGCCTCGGGCGTCTCGGCCGCTTCGATGTCTGGATGGGCCGGCGCGTCGCGGAGCGCCTGCTTCTGCGCTGCGACCTCCGCCTGGCGCGCAGCGTCGCCGGCCTCGACGGCCCGCATGAACTCCACGTCGAGCGCCGCCAGCAGCGGCTGGCGCGCGGCCCGAATGCGCCCGCGCTGGATTTCGCGGGCCTTCGCCATGTCGACGGTGATCACAGCGCCACGTCCTCCGGATTGCCGGTGTTCACCGGGGCGCCGGTGAAGTCGGCGGTCCAGGCGTCCCGGAAGGTGCGGTCAGTGGGGACCTCCGAACGGTCGACCGGGATGTACGGAAGGCCGACAGGAACGTCCTTGGCGATGGTCTCCGCGAGCGACAGGTCGCCTGCGGAAATCAGGATGCAAACGCCGCCGTCATCGCGCGGAAACAGAACTACCTGGTCCATGTGTCAGCTCCCGAAGAATATCGCGCCAAACACATTCGGATCCTGACCATTCAGACGGATGCCGTTTGCATCCATCCGGGTCGGGGGGGCCGTAATGCCGGAGGCGGCGATGTTGACCTGCCAGCTTCCGTCGCCGCTCTGAGTCGTCGCGAGGGCGACCGTGTAGTTGGCATTCGCCATGGGAGTGGTGAAGTTGACGTCCCAGATGCTGGTGCCCATGTCCACGAGACTGGACACGTTGTAGTGGTCCCGGATTGCCATTGTCGCGCCGTTGCCGTTGATCCACGCCTTGGCCGCGTTCTTGGCCCCAAGGATCTCACCACCTGATCCTGTCGTAATCAGGCGTAGATCGTAGTCGTCTGTGCCGGGGGTCTTGAGATCGAGGTAGGCGACTTGCCCGGACGGGGCGCCGATCTCCACCCCACAAGCGCCGCTGGTCGAAGCGAACTGTGCGTTGAGTGCGCCGCTTGACACCGTTAAGGCCTGCGCGCTGACTGCACCATTCACCGTCAGGCTGCTAAGGGTCGTGGCGCCAGTGACGCCGAGCGTGCCGCCGACCGTGGCCGCGCCGGAGCATGACAGGGTGGTGTTGACCACCAGCGAACCCAGCGTGGCCAGGCCGGTAACGCCGAGCGTGCCGCCGACCGTGGCGTTGCCGGTAGCCGAGACGGCGCCCGACACGGCCAGCGCGCCCAGGAGGGACACTCCGCCTGCGTTGTCCTGAAAGACCGTCCGCTGCGCCGGAAGCGTGCTGTAGACCACCACGGAGCCGGTGAAGTTCAGCCGGCTCGGGCTGGTGGTCCCATGCACCGAGGTCCAGATCGGCGTGCCGCGGCTCAAGGTGTTGGGCGAGCCCGACGTGACCGTCCCAACCTGGATCTCGGTCTGGGAGCCGTCTGTGATGGCGTAGTAGCAGCTCGCGCCGGTGCCGAAGGTAGCCACGAACCCCACATAGCCCGTGGTCGCGCCGATCAGGCTGACGGTGGTGCCGGTGCCCGGGGCATTCGCTGTCTCGCGGACGCGGTTTCCCAGCATGGTCTACAGCCTCTCGCTGATGATGGCGGACCAAGCGCGCCGCGCCGGGCTCTGCGCAGGCCAGGTCACGTCGCCGCCGCTGGCGAGGCGCCCGAACACGGCTTCCCGCTGAACGTCATCGCCTTCCGGGAATGGCACGAACAGGATGTTCCGCCCGTCCGCTGCGGCGCTGTCCAACTCGAAAACCTGCGGCCAGACCTCTGAGCCGGTCAGCGCCGGCAGTGAGACGGCCCAGCGGCGGCGAGACGAGCGGAGCGTCACGTACTCCCCGCCGGAGCGCGTGCGCACCACCGCGGCGTCATGCTCCCGACCGACCGCGCTGCTGAAGCCCAGGTTGCGCTGCGGGATCCACACCGGCCCGGCGAAGGCCAGCGGGATGTTCAGGAAGGTGTCAGTGTTGGTCGCGTCGCTGATGTCCGCCCGCGCGTAGCGCGCCGACACATCCGCCGGCATCACATGCACATGCTGGCCGAAGCCGGTGACGATGCCTGTCAGGGCGCCACTGTCATAGGTGCTGGTCGCGAAGGCGGCGTCAGCGCCGACGCGCCAGCGCACCGTCGCCGCCGGCGTCAGGTTGGTGCGGAACAGCCCGAACGCGCGCCAGAGCACGTCCGCGCCCATGTCGATCACCAGCGACGCATCCGTGACCCCGGCCGCCGTCTGCCAGGCATCCGTCGCCGTGCCCTGCTGGCTCTGCAAGTTCCCCGCCGTCATGCCTGTCGCCTCGGACGATGCCGTCAGCGCAGACGCCGAGAGGATCCGGTTCTCCCAGCCGAACAGGCAGTTGGTCATACCAGCACCTGCAGGATCATCGTGTCGTCCTGCGCGCGCAGGCTGTCGCCCACCACCTGGCCGAGCTTTCCCTCGTCCAGATCGTGCAGCGGATAGACAAGCGACACCACGTCGCCGATGTCGCGCTGGAGCCCGATCTCCAATGGCACCTCCACGTCGTAGAGCCGCCGCGCCGGCACCGTGCCCCAAAGAGCGCCCAGCGCTTCGGCCAGCGATTGCGCATGGGTCTGCTGCAGCAGCGCCGTCGGCAGCTCCGGCGGATCCTGCGGGCGCCTGAACGCCGCCAGCACATCCGTGGAGGCCCAGACGGCGAAGCGGTCGGAGGCGGCCAGGAACTGGCGCCGCGCCTCGGTCACGTCTGGATCCAGGTCCGTCGCCTGCACCGTGTGGGCGCGCTGGTAGCCTATGCGCCAGCGGTAGGGTGGTGGGTCCAGCGGCGCGCCGAGCGCCCGCGGCCGCAGCGAGACGATCTGGTCCGTGGCCAGTGTGGCGTCCGGCGTCGCACTGGAGGACAGCGCCCGCAGCGCCAGGGCCGTCAGCCGGCCGTCGCGCGTCGGCACCAGCCGCGCGCCCAGACTGGCCAGCAGCACCCCGGCCGCGGCAGCGCCATCCGTGGCCTCGGGCCAATGCCAGCCCGCGGTCCAGGGATAAGCCGCATCCAGGGCGGTGAACGAAGCCGTATCGAGGAACTCAGCCGGCAGCGCCATGTCCTCGGCCAGCAGATAGCGCGCCACCGCCGCGGCGGTGCTTTGCGCCCCCGCCACCACGAAGGCACCGGTCACGTCCACGGTGATGGCCCGCACGGGTCGGGAGCCGAGCTGGAAGAGGCCCTTGCTGTTGTCGGTGCGGTACTGCCCGGCCGGCGTGACGCCGCTGTAGAGATCCGTTGTGTCCGAGGCGAACGGGATCTGCGCGTCGCCGCCCTCGTAGAGCGCGACCACCGTCCCCGGCCCATCCGTGTACTGGTAGATCAGTGCCGTCGGATCCACGAGCACCGGCATGACATTGCGCACGGGATAGCTGGCGCTGCCGCCACGGGTCTTCGGCTTCAGCGTGCCAGCCAGCTCCGCCGGCCCCTCCAGCCCGCCGGTACCGGCATAGGTCTCGGTCTGTAGCAGTCGCTCGATCCAGTAGCTGGCGTCACGCAGCGGCACGTCGAGCACGGACTCGCCCAGGAACCAGGGCTGGCCGATGCCAACGAAGACCTCGGACAGATCCGCATACGGCGGGTCCACCAGATAGCCGCGCGACGCGTCGCGGGTCTTGGTGCCGGACAGCACCCGCACCCGCCGCCCGTCCGCATTGCTGGCGGCGGCCAGGGCGTCGTACTGCCGCCCCGCATTGGCCAGGCGCAGGCTGCCCCAGCCTGCCGCCACGGCCGCATCACCAGGGGCCAGGCGCATGGCCCGGTCCAGGGCAAATGCCTGCTCCACCGTGGGCGAATAGATCTGCAGCCCGTCCACGTCGCTCTCCCGGGTGCGGTAGCCCGCATCGCTGGCGCGGACGATCTCCTCCGCCTCGGCAGGCCCGGCCTCGCCGGGATCGTCAGCCCAGGGCAGCGCCGCCCAGGGCTCGGCGCCGCCCGGCAGGGCAGCGCCCGGCCGGAAGGCATCCATCTCGATGGCAAAGAACTTCATGCCGCGAGCCTCGCCGGGGCCATGCCGTTCAGCCGCACCTCGGACCGCAGTGCAGTGACCTCCGACCGCAGGCGCCCAAGCTCGGCCACCAGGATCTCCGTCTGCGTGCGCGTCTCCTGCTCCAGCACCGAGGCCGTCAGCTTGTCCTCATCGAGCGATGTGCCTAGGGTGCCGAGCGCGGAGGTCACGCGATCGAACAGCGCCGCGAAGCCTGCGCCGCTGCCCTCCACCTCCTGGCCAGTGCGGAGCAGCAGGTCGGCCGCGCTCTGCAGGCCGGAGAGCGCGGCGAAGTCGCCGCCGATCGCCGCCTCGTAGAGCCGATCGAACTCGCCTTGAGCGGAGAGGTACTGCGCGCGCGGCGACAGCGGCGACAGGTTGCCCATCCGCAGGCCGGACACGTAGTCAGCCAGCGACGTGATGATGCCCGTGGCATACGGCGCCGCCGCCTCCGCCCGCGCCTGCTCGAGCTGCTCGATGGCGCGGGCGCGCCCTTCTTCCAGATCTGTCTCCGCGAGGCCGAGTTCCTTGGCCTTCTTAACCGCCTCGTCATAGGTGTCGTTGAGCTGCTTCAGCGCCTCTTCGAACGCGTCGAGCGGCTCCGCGGCCTCGGTCAGCGGCTGGTAGACCTGGGTGAACCAATCCAGGTTCGCCAGCAGCTTCTCGCTATCGCGGCCGGAGGCATTGACCACCTGCGCAATCTCGCCAGCGAGCTGCCCGCGGACGCTGTCCACCAAGCCAAGCGCGGCGTCCTCCAGCAGCTGCTGTATGCCCGCCTCGCTGCGGTCGTAGCGCGTGCTGCCGCCTCCGACCCCCTGCATGCGCAGGTACAGGCCGTCTCGATTGCCCACGCCGACGTTTAGGCTGCCATTGATGGCGACGCCAAGCGCCTCTTCCAGCTTCGCGTCCAGGGTCGCGATCTGCTCGACGATCTGCGACGCGGCGTCCCGGTTCTCCTGGCTGAATTTGCTGCCCGTCTGCCCGCCCTGCACGATGCCGTAGGCGTCCAGGTCAAGGGTGGCATTGCCCTCCCGGTTGGAGGGCTGGCTGTTGCCGAACAGGCCGCCGATAAGGCCGCCCGCGGACCCGCCGATCAGGGCGCCCAGGGGGCCGCCGACGATATAGCCGCCGATCGAGCCAATGGCCGAGCCGATCATGCCGCCGGTCTGGTTGCCGCGGGCCATCGTGTTCAGAAAGGTGCCGGCGCCGAAACTCAGGCCCACCGTGCCGAGCATGTTGCCAAGCGTCAGCGGGTTCGTGCCGAACTGCGTTGTCAGGCCAATCTGGCTCGCCGGGGACCAAGATGGCAGAATCGAGGCAACCGGCGTGTTGAAGAAGCTGCCGATGCCCGACAGCGCGCCGGCGCCCCCGAACATGCCGGACACCTGTCCGCCCAGCCCCGCCACGCTGAACAGGCTGCCCAGGCCCCCCGCGGCGGTGCCGGTCGCGCCGCCCATCACGCCAGCCACAATCGGCTGCACGATCGGCCGGATAATCGCCTCGGCCGCGATGCGCGCGAAGGTCCGGCGCGCCGTCGCCTCCAGCGTGTCCATCAGGCCCGCGAAGCCGCGGCCGGTCTCGCTCCAGAGATCGGCGAAGGCATCGGCGCTGTAGCTGACGATGCTGTCCGTGACGCGCTCGTTCTCGCGCTCACGGCGGTCCAGGGCGCGGCGTTCCGCCGTCTCCATCTCGCGCAGCGCCCGATCGCGCGCCCGCTGCTCCTCGTCGTTGCGCCGGTCGCGCAGCCGTTCGAGGGTTCGGGTGACAGAGTCCGAGTAGCCGGTGTCCGCATCGCGCCACGTATCAGTCAGTTCGCGCTGTGCCCGCGCCGCCTCGCGCGCGCCATCCCGGACCTGCTTGAGCCGATTGGCCACCTGGCCAGCAACGTCCGCCACCCGGGTCGCCGACGCCACGAAGCTGGGCGCTGCCTCCTCGCCGCGCTTGGCCGCCTCGTCCGCGGCCACACCGCTCTCGACCAACGCCTTGACGAACTCGGTCTGGAGCTGCGTGGCCCGGCGCGTGATCTCCGCCTGGCGCTCCTGCGCCGTCGAGATCCGCTCATAGGCCGCCAGCCCACCCGTGTTCAGCGCGTCGAGCTGCGCCTGGAGCCGGACGGCCTCGGCGTTCACCTCCGCCATGGGATCGTCCACGGCGCGCTGCCGCAGGGCGTTCAGCGCCTGGGCAGCGCGGACGATCTCGACGGAGAGCTGGCCATACCGGCCGGCCGAACTGCCGGCGGCATTGGCCGAGGCGATGATGGCGTCTGCGCTCTCGCCAGCGGCCAGCCGCATAGCCGTGGACTGGACCGACAGCTGGCGCCAGGCGGCCTCCATCTGCTGGACCTGCGGCAGCGCATCCGCCGCCGCGTTCCGCAGGCGCCAGATCTCCTGCGCATTGCCGCCGCCCGCGCGCGCAGCATCGTCGAGGGCCGCGATGTAGGAGCGCAGGGCATCGACAGTCAGCAGCCCGGCGTTCCGAAGTTCCGCGAATGCATCCACGGCCTGCCGCAGGTCGGCGGCCAGCTCCGGCGCGGCGCCGGGGCCGCCGATGATGCTCATCGGGTCGTAGGACGGGGCGCCGTTCTCCCGGTCCTGCAGCCGGCCTGCAAGGCTGCCGCCGAGCTGGTTGGTCAGCGCGAACGACTGGCTCTGCAGCGCATCCATGGTGCGCTGGCGCAGGACGCCTTCAGCGCGCGCGCCGGCGTCGCCCATGGCGATGTAGTTGTCCCGCAGCAGCAGGACCGCCTCGGCCTCGTTCTCGATGCCTTCCAGGCGCCGCTGGGCCGCGTCGGTCAGCCGCTTGTAGGTCTCCTCCTGCTCCTTCAGGACGTCATCGAGTGACGTTGCCTCTTCGGCCAGCCCGACGAACTGCGCGGCCAGCAACCCGACCGTCAGCGCGGCACCGGCAAGGGCGCCGCCCGTCCCGAACATGCCGAGAAGCTGCGAGCCCTGCTGGCCAAGAGCCACCAGCGCCGAAGTGCCGCTGGAGACCTGGGTGGCAAAGTCCTGGATCTGGAAACCGGCCTGCCCCAGCGCCTGCCCCAACCGGCCGGTGCTGGCTCCCGCGTCATTGGCGGCGCGGCCCATCTGCGCCATGCCGCCGCTCTGGCCCGCTCGCCGTGCGGCCTGATCCAGCCGCTGGATGGCGCGCTCGCCGACCTCGCCCATGCTCTGGAGGTCGCGGCGCAGAGCATCAGCATTGCGGACGTCGAGCCGGAGCGTGATCGCGCGATCAGCCATCTACGCCCTCCTTCTCCGCCTGGCGGCGCTCCGCCTCGCCCTTCCGAACGCCTTCGGCCGCCGCGCTCAGCAGCACCGAGGCAATCTCACCGGGCACGCCCTCGGCCCTGGCCAGGGCCAGCGCGGCGCCGATGTCGAGGTCGATCGAAGAGAACCCTGGCCGCAGGCTGGCCTCAGCGGCACGCAGCACCGCCTGCCCCTCCGGCGTCTCGGGCTGGTGGACTATGCGGGGGCAGTGCCCGCAGCGGTCTCGGCCTGCGGCGCCTCGTCCGGCGAGGCCGGGCCAGGCTGGCCCGTCGCAGCCGGCGCACTCGCGCCCGCCTCCGCCGGCTCGCCACCGGAGGTAGGCGCGGATGCGTTTCCCTCCGCGGCCAGCCGATGCAGGCTGGCGCCGTATTCCGTCAGGAACGCCTTAGCCAGGTCGGGGTGCGCCGCGAACGCCTCGATCGCCGCCGGCGTCACCGCCAGCGGCGCGCCGTCCGCGTCTGCGAGTCCTTCCCAGGCAACGATGCCATAGCGCGCCAGCGCCTCGACGTACCACTGCAGGCGCTGGCCCGTGAGCCACGCCGCATTGCCGCCGTTGAGCCCCAGCGGGTCGAGCGGCTGTCCGGCCGCGGAGGCGGTCTCGGCTTCCACCGCCTCGGCCGCGCTGCGCTTCTGCGCCTCGGCCAGCGCCGCCTCGGTGACGGCCGTGGTGAGCGGCCGCACCTCGACGCGCACGCCATGCGGCAGATCCAGCCAGGTGTTGCTTCGGGTCGTCTGCAAGCGGAGCATGGATCGCCTTTCAGGCGTAGGAGGCGACGGCGTTTTCGAGCGTGACCGTCATGACGCCGTTCGTGGTGTCCGGCCCCGCGACCCAGCGGAAGTTCTGCGTGATGCCGCGCGGCCCTTCGATCGCCCTGCCCTGCCGCGCCAGGAAAGCGCGGGAGAACTTGAAGGAGAGGCTGGTGGTGGCGTCGATCGTGTAGAGCGCCTCCAGCTCCGCCGGCTCCTGCCCGGCCGCGGCGGCCGTGTAGAGGTCATGATCGCTGAAGCGCACCGTGACCGTGCCCGAGGCGCCGGCCAGGCCGAGGTCGATGTCCTCCATCCGGTAGTCATCCCGAATGGCGGCGACGGCCTCCATGTCGTTGGTGAAGTTCATCTCGAAGGCGGTCACCGCCGCGAGCGCCGAGCCGGCGCGCTTGATCGAGCCCTGCACCGCGAAGAAGCGGCTGAAGGAAGTGACCACCGGCGTGCCCGCGCCGCTGGTACCCGAGGCCGTTTCGGACAGCCCCAGCAGACCGAAGGTTGCCTCCGCCGCGCCATCCGGCGCCATCCGCACGGCCATGGTGTTGGCGCGCACGCCGGTCAGCATCTCGTATCGCGAGATGTCCGGGAACGCCTTCTCGAACGAGTTGGACGGAATGGACGCACTGCCGGAGCGGAAGACGTGGGTGTAGTCGGTCGTCCCCGTCGTGGTCGGCGCGCCGAGCAGCAGCCGCAGCCAGCGGCCGATATGCACCGTGTCCAGCGGCACGCGCGCATCGCCGGAGACGCTGACCGCGCCATAGTTCGGATCGCCGCCGTCGCGGTTGCTGGTGGCGCTCAGAACCGCGTCGCTCTCCAGCGGCTGCGTGGCGGCGACGCTGAAGGCGAAGCACGGCACCTGGTCGTAGTTGCCGGTCGCCGCGGTGCCGGCCGTGGTCTCGGCCTTCGTGCGCAGCTTGAACTGGCTGCCCATCGCAGCAGTCATCGGATCTCTCCTGTCGGATGACGCCGCGTCAGGCGGCGGTTGCGGTGTAAGCGAGGCTCTGGAAGTCGAGTTGGGCCCACAGGTACGCCCGGTTGAGATCCGGGATGTCCGGCATGCCGGCGAACAGGCACGGCGCGTAGCGGGACGCATCCGGCGTCCAGCCGATCAGGGCGGAGAACAACTCCACCGCCGCGTCATACATGGCCTCGGCCGCCGACTGGCCGCGCGGGTCGTCGCGGTTGTCCAGCGCCACCAGCACCGAGAAATTGGCGTTCAGCTCCTGGTCCAGCCCGGACAGCAGGGCCTCCCCGGTCGGCACCAGGTCGCCCGGCATGACGAAGGCATGCGGGACGGGGATCGAGGCCCCTTCCTCCATCGCCTTGACCGCCGTCGCAGAGCCGGCCACGCGGCCGGCGAAGATCGGGCACTCGGAGCGGATGCGCGGGATGATCAGGCTCGGGCGCATCACTTGAACTCCGCCAGCGCGCGCAGCACCGCTGCTTCCATGTCGGCCTGCAGCCTCGCCTGCATCGGCGTCCAAAGTGGGCGCGGCAGGACCCTCCCGACGCTCTTGCCCGCGGCGCCCTTGGCCCGGCTGCGCCCGGAGACATGGCTCGAGGCGACGCCGGCACCGGCCTTGCGGCGCTGCCGCATGAACCGCTCGCGGGTGCCGAATTCCAGCAGATGCCGGTACCAGGCGGTGCCGCGGTTCGCGTAGATCGTCGCGCCGTAGCCATTGGAGCCGCGGCTCGGATATTTCGCCCGAACGGAGCGGGCAAGCGTGCCGGTCAGCGACGCCGGCGCCTCGCCGGGCCGCGACGCGCGATAGGCGCCGGTGCGCCGGGCCGTGTACTTCAGCCGGCTGACGGTGCCCGTGGCGCCGCCGAAGAGCTCGACGCCCTTCTCCCGCACCCGGCGGTAGTAGCCGCGCGAGCGGCGCGCCGCCTCGGCCTTGCCCGACTTCGCGCGCCGGATCTCGGCAACCGCCTTCTCCCGGTACTGGCGGCTCAAGTTCCGCACAGCGTCGCGGACAGCCTGATCCATCCGCCCCGCTTCGATGGCGAGGCGCAGGAACTCCCCGCGGCCGGTGATCTCGACCTCGATGGTCACCGTTCCTCCGCCGTCAGTTCCTCAGCCAGCACCTCGAGCTCTCGGCGCCGGCCATCCGGGTCACGGACCTCGCGCACACGCCAACGCTGCGTGCCGCGCGACAGATGGGTGAAGCTGGCCGGGTCGCGCCAGCGCATGGTGATCCGGTGCGTGTTGCGCTCTCCGACCTGCATCCCGGCGGCATAGATCGCGCCGCGCGTCGCCTCGATCGCGCCCCAAGCCTGCGCGACCTCGGTGAAGGTCTCGGTCAGGCTGACGCCCTCGTCGGGGGTCTGGGACCGTACCTCGAGCGCCAGGAGGTGGCGCAGGCGGCCGGCGGCGGGCATGGTCAGGCGCTCCGGCGGTAGTTGCAGAGGAGGCTGTCCAAGGCGGTCCAGCCCTCGGCCTTGGCGTTCTCGCGCTGCTCGTAGGACTGCCCGAGGTGCAGCAGCATGGCGAGCTTGACCGGCGGCGGGATCGTCTCGGTCCCGACCACGGCCACTACCGTGATGCGCGACCCGGGCTGGGTCGCCGGCCAGGTCTGGCCGTACTTCAGGACGACCGCAGCATCCAGGCCGTCCGCCCGGAGCTCATACACGTCGGTCGAAAGGGTCTGCGTGGTGCCGGCCGTGTCCACGTAGGAGATGGAGGTGACCGACTGGACCGGCGCCTCCGGCAACCGAGCCATGTCCGCGAAGCTGTCGCACTTCGCCGTCACCGTCTGGGTGGCAAATCGCACCCCGCAATAGGCCTCCACATGGGCGCGGGCGGAGGCGATCAGGAGCCGGACATGCGCCTCCTCCACCGCCAGGTCGGCGCGAAGGTGGTCCTGCGCCTCGCCCAGCGTGATCGGCTCGGCCGCCGCGGCGACCGTGATGGACGCCGGGTACCACATCAGCCGCGCTTCTCGCGGGCAGGCTTGGCCACGGCGCGCTCGATCTTCGGCTCCGCCACCGGCACGGCATAGCCGGCCGCGACGATGCGTTCGGCCTCGGCGCCGGTGAAGCGCTCGGTCTCCTCGCCAGGCGACAGCGCGAAGTCCCGCCCGGCCATGCCGGTGAGCATCTTCAGCTTCATGGCTCACCCTCTCGGAAGATGGAGCGGACGGCCCGAAGGCCGCCCGCCATTCAGCCGCCGCGCTAGGACGCGGCGGTGATGAGGTGCTTCACGGCGGCGGTGTCCACCAGCTCGCCGTCGAAGCGGATCAGGCCGGCGATGCCGAGATCCGGCCAGAAGCGCTCGCGCATCACGCCGATCACCGGGGAGCCGACCTTGCGGACCCAGTACTTCCCGAGGTCACCGAACAGCATCACCTTCTTCGCGGCGGCGATCGAGTCCATCGCCTGGTTGATGCTGTACGGACGACCATTGAAGGTCGCTGGGACACCGGTCTGCACGTTCCCCGCCTGCCACAGATAGTTGCCGTTGCCATCCTTCAGCTTGCGACAGGCAGCCAGGGTGTTGTCGTTGAACATGTACCGCGCCTTCGGCGAGGAGCGGTACGCCGGGTCCACCGAGTGCTCGAGATCAATGATCTCGTCCCAGGTGATCGCGGTCGCAGAGGCCGCGGTCTTGCCGAGGCTGGAGGCCGTCACGATGCCGTTCGGCGCCGAGGAGCCCGTGCCGGTCGTGAGCTGCAGGTTGGCGATGCGGCCCAGGCGCTCGCCCAGCAGCGAGCCAAGCAGCGCCTCGATGTTGAAGATGCTGTCCTGCGCGAGCTCGAAGGACCACTTCACGAACTCGGTATCGAACACGTAGGCATTGAGCTGCTTCTTGCCGAACGCGGCATCCTTGCCACCATCGTCCGTCAGCGCGGTGCCCTCGGTGTGGGCCTCCGCGGTCACGGTCGTGTCGTTGATGGTCGGAATCTCGATCTGGCCGCCACCCGAGGTGTTCATCTCGGTCGTCAGGTTGCCGTCGTACATCGGCCCCCAGGCCACCATCGAGCGGACGATCTGGTTCGCCAGCTCGACCGGGACGGTGTAACCACCGGCGGTACCGGTGCCCACGGTCTGCATGCGGAACTCAGCGTCGCGCCGCACGCCTGCACGCAGGGCCGCCCGCTCCTCGGCGGTCAGCTCGGACACGTCGCCGCCCACCGCGATCATGCGGTAGAACGCGGCGCGGTACTCGACCTTCTCGCCGTCGGCCTGGCCGCGAACGGCACCATCGCCGCCGGCAGGGCGCTGCTTCGCGCGCTGCTCCTCGATGCGAGCCTCCAGCGCCGCCTGGCGCTCCTCGCGCTCGATCAGCTTCTCCAGGCGGTCGTGCTCGGCCATCGCCGCGTCGTGCTGGACCTCCAGCTCCTTCGCGCGGGCCTCGTCGGTCGTGTTGGTGATCTGGTCGAGACGCTCACGGGCCTCGGCAACGAGCTTCGCCTGCCGATCCCGCAGTTCCTTGACGGACATGCGATTTCTCCGGGAAATGCCGCGGAAGCGGCGAAATCTTGGGCTTTGGCGGGATCGCCTAGGCTTTACTCCCGATCCCGCGCGCGCGGAGATCGAGGTGGGCTTTCATGCGGAGGCGAGACGCCGCCGCGCTGAAATTCTTGCGCCGCTTCCCCTTGCGCGCTTCGTCCAGCGAGCGAAGGGCCAGCGTGGTGTCGTCATAGGCCGGGAAAGCGACCGCACTGACCTCAAACAGGTCCACCTTGTGGATGGTCCGCGAGGGAACGTCGCCGCTCTCATCCCATTCGTCATGGGTCACGCGAAAGCCGAAGGACATGCCGCTGATGTCGCCGCGCTCGAGCTGCACAGCCAGGTCGCGGCCATCGGTCGTGTCCGGCAGGTCGATCTCGACCAGGAGGCCCTTCTCGTCCTCCTTCAGACGCAGCGTGCCGGCCGTAGACCGGCCGATGACGCGCCCGCTGTCGTGGTCGATCAGCGCTCGCACATCGGAGGTCTTCAGCGTCTCCGCGAAGGCGCCAGGAGCGATCGTCTCGAAGAAGTACCCGCCGATGTCGGTTCGACTGTTGAACAGTGCCGCATACCCGCGGGCCACCTTGCCGGCATCGGCCGCGCGGATCTCAGGTGGCGTCGCTGACGCCCGACGTTCCAGGCTCATCGCCACCTCCATTGTCTGCGGGCTGGGCGCCCAGCACGACCGTCGCGCCCTGCACGAAAAGCTCGTCCGCGGCGGGATTGCTGTGCTTCGGCCGGTTCTCCAGCGCGCGCCCCTCGTTCGGCGTCAGCAGGCCCGACTGAATGCCGCGCGCGATGCCCTCGATGCGGCTCTTGAAGTCGCCGCGCATCAGGCCATCCAGGTTGTGCTCGACGAAGCGCGCGCCATTCAGCCGCCCGAACAGCTTCAGGTTCATCTCCTGCTCAAGCGCCTGCGCCCACTGGCCGACCAGGTGCTTGACGAGGTGCAGGTCCTGGACCTCGGCGTTCGTGAAGGTCGCCCGACTCAGATCCTGGAGGAACACCGGCGGAAGCTGGTAGACGCGCGCGATCTCCTCGACCTGCAGCCGCCGCGCATCGGTCATCTGCCCCTTTTCGGGGTCGAAGCCGACCTGCTTCAGATCATGGCCGGGCGGCATCGGGAAGATGGGCTTGTCCGACTTCTTCGCCGCGTCGATCGCCCGGTGGATGTCCGCCATGGCGCGCTTCATCGCCTCCGCGCCCTGCGGCAGCGGCCCGGTCAGCGCCAAGGGCGGGATGCCGCCGCCGGCGAAGAATGTCGAGGCATAGTCGTTCATCGCCAATGCAAGCTGGATCGCCTTGCCCGCCATGGCGATCGGGCCGTAGTGGCCGAGCCCGTCGCGCTTCGGCATGAAGGCGACATCGATCACGTCCGCGGCGGGATAGGTCCTGCCGTCGAACTCGTAAGTGACCTGGAACCCGGAGCGCTTGATCGTGGCGTTGCCCGGGTCCATCGGCCAGATCGCCTCGACGCCCTGCGGCGTCCGCTCGATCCAGGCCAGGCCGCGGCCACCGGTGAAGACCTGCTGCCAGAACCATTGCCGGAAGGCGAAGGAGGTCTGCCCGGGGCTGGGCGCCTCATGCACCACAGTCTCCAGCTTGCCGGTGATCCGCTCCGGGCCGTCCTTGATCTTCCGGTAGGCATGCAGCGGCAGGGCCGCCAGCGTGCGCGACAGGAACGCCACGGCCGCCCAGACCGCCGGCACCATCAGGGCACTGTCGATCGTGACCGCCGGCAGGCTGACGCTCTGCTGACCGAAGAAGGCGAGGAAGCTCTCGGCGCTGACCGGGACCGTCTCCGTCTCAGCCGATGCGGCGCGCGTCTCCGGCGCCACGGCTCGCGCCTCCCGGCGGATGTCGAAGCCGAAAATCTTCATGACACCGCCGTCAGGCTGAAGGTTGGGTCGTCCCAGGGCGAGGCGGGCGGCGGGGCCTCCCCCGCCATCCACCGGCCCAGGGCCATGATCGCGGCGACCACGCCGTCGATCTTGTTCTCGGGGCGCTCCTTGCGCGGGTACACGTTGTCCTTGGCGTCGAGGTGGCACACCACGTTGCTCACCATCCACGCCATCACCGGGCAGCCGTCGTGATGGAGCCGCCCCTGGAGCACCAGGGCCGCCAGCTCCTTCATCGGCGCCGAGAAGTTCGCCACGGTGGCCCGGTACTCGACCACCGACGCGCCGTTCGCCTGCAGCCGCTGCGCCAGGTCCGCGGCCTGCCACGGATCATAGGCGACTTCGCGGACCTGGAACCGGCTGGCGTCCTCCAGGACCTCAGCCTCCACCTGCCCGAAGTCAGTCACGTCGCCCGGCGTCGAGGCCAGGCGCCCGGCGATCTCCCAGCCCGCGTAGGAGGCGTTGCGGCCGTCCGACAGCGCCGCCTCCGGCAGGTAGTGCCGGCCGAACAGGAAGTAGTGGGTCACGCCGTCCACCTCGCGGCGGAACAGGTAGACCTTCGATGCAATGTCGGTCTTGGTCGCGAGGTCCAGCGCGACCACGCATTCCTGCCCCTCGAAGTCAGCCAGGGACAGCGCCGGGTCCGCGCGCTTGCCCCATGCGTCCGCCGGCAGCCAGGCGCTGTCGGCGTTGACCCAGACGTTCAGGTGCTTGGTCAGGAAGTTCGGCTGCGCCGAGGGTAGCTGCATCGCCTTGGTGGCGAGCTGCCCCACTACGTCGGGCATCACCGAGACGCCCCAATTCGGGTTGGCCTTCGACCAGGACGCCGGCGCCTGCCAGTCGTCCCCATCGTCGAGCCCATAGATGACCGCGAACTGCGACGGATCATCAACCAGCCCGTCGAGCACCTTCGTGCAGTAGGTCCGCAACTCGTAGCAGATCCCCGACCGGTCGGTGCCGGCCGTGGTGATAACCCAGAGCAGCGACTGCGGCCGCTTGCCCGTGCCGGTCTCGATCACGTCGTACACGGCGCGCGTGCGGTGCGCGTGCAGCTCATCCACGATGGCGCAGTGAATGTTCAGGCCGTCCAGCGTCGAGCCCTCGGCCGACAGCGCTTCGAACTTACTGGCGGTGCGCGCCACATGGATGTTGTGGGCTGCGACGGACACGCCGAGTTGCGCCCCAAGCTCCGGTGTCCGGCGCGCCATGTGCTGCGCGTCGCGGAACACGATGCGCGCCTGGTCGCGGGTCGTCGCCGCGCTGTAGACCTCCGCGCCGCCCTCCCCGTCTGCTGCCAGCATGTACAGGCCAATGCCCGACGACAGCGCCGACTTGCCGTTGCCGCGCGGCACCTCCGTGTAGCCACGCCTGAAGCGCCTCTTACCGGTCTCGGCGTTGACCCACCCGAACACCGTGGTCAGGATGAAGCATTGCCAGGGCTCGAGCTTCAGCTTCTGGCCCGCCAGCGGCCCCTTGATGTGCGGGAGCCGCTCAACGAACCGGCAGACGCGGCCGGCGCGGGCCTCATCGAAGCGGAACGGCGCCCCCTCGCCGCCCCACCGGGCCAGATCATCTAGCTGGCGCCGACAGGCCCGGCGAACCCAGTGACCGGCAGGGATCTCGCCTGCCACCACAGCCTCGGCATACTCCAGCCCTCGCCGGACATGTGCGTCGCTACTGCAGGAACTCGCTGAACTCGCCGTCCGGCTTGTCTTCGGCCGGGGCTGCGACCTTGCTGCGGGCGGCGGGCGTCCAGCCGAGCTCCGTGAGGCAGCTCTTGAGGATCGAGAACTCGGCACCCGTCAACCAGTCCTCTCGGAATTTCGCCATGAGGCGGGCCAGCATCTCCAGCACCGGGCGGTCCGCGCTCGTCAGCACCCCGGCAGGGGAGTTGCCCACCAGCTCGTGCCAGATGGCAGCCTCCTCGGTCTTGAGGTGCGCGGGCGGCTCGCCGATGCCGGCTGCCGCCTTGGGCCCGACTGAACGACGGCGCTGGGGGTCTTTCCTGAAGGCGCCGCGAAGCTCCAGCAGCTCGGTCGGCGTGCGCGGCCGAGCCATCGGGCTGGACCTCCATTTTGCGGATGCGAAAATTCGACGTGGGGCGCGGTCCCGGACCCGAACGGCCTAGAGATCTGACCCACCCCTCCCCCTGCGCCGCGCCTCGGCTGCCTGCCGCCCACCTCGGGCACGGTGGCACGGGGAGCACAGCGGGCGGACGTTGGACCTGACGAGCCGCAGGTCAGGGCGCTCCTTGATCGAGACGATGTGGTCCACCTCGACCGCCTCAGACACTCGCCCAGCAGCCGCACAGAGACGGCACAGCGGCTCGGCGGCCAGCACCTGCAGTCTCACCCGGCGCCATGCCGCGTCGTACCCGCGAGACGCCGCAGAGCCGGCAGCACGGTCACGCTCGCGCCGCCACTCGACAGCAGGGCGCCATCCAGCGTGGCGGTGAGAAGGGGGGCGAGTGGGCATCGGGCCGATCAAACGCAAAGACGCCCGCAGCGCTCTGGGCGCAATACGGGCGTCACGGGTTGCAGTGTAATTTCGCGTCCGACCCAGGTCAACGGGAAACCTCGGGGGCAAGACGCAGCCGATCCGCGACAACGTCCAGACCGTCGCGCCAAAGTGGCAGCGGGTCATAGGCGACGATCCACTCGCCCATCGACAGCACGTCGAGCGATGGCCGGCAGCGCATTGGCGCAGCGTCCACGAGATCGCGATACTCGCGTCGCGCCGCCTCCACGTCGCTCTCAAGCCGGTCTGTGCCGCCCGTGAGGCGCCAGGGGCTGTGATGCCCGCCGAGCCCCCAGAGGCGCGCCAGATGCGCCGCAGCGTCGCACTGGCGGGCCGTCAGCAGGCCGGAGGCGCGGAGGTGGGCGATGTTGCCGTCCGCGGCGGAGAGGTAGCTCTCGCCTGCATCGTCGGCCGGGACGGTGGTGAGCTCGCGCGCAGCCATAGCGCCCCCTGGTGTTCCTGCGATGGCGCGGCGCGCCTGGTCGCGTGCTGCCTGCCTAAGATGACGGTTGAGCGCCTGCGCGCGCGGGCAGATGCGCGGCCGGGCCAGCATCTGGCCTGTCATGTGGTCATCCAGCGTCATGGCTGCCCTCCACCCGTGCCCACACATGCGGACTGACGTGCAGCACGTGCCGGGGCAGGAGCAGCGTGCGCCACCCGTCCGGCCCGAGCTCCACGTAGGCGCCGCGGTCGAGGTACTGCTGCGCGCGGGCCTCGGCGGTGGCGGCGGGGGCGACGGTGGCGGGGGTCATGTCTGCTCCCTCAGCAGCTCGTGCTCCAGGATCCGCAGCACGCCCAGGATGGACGGGACCGGCATGCCAGCCCCGCGCTCGTAGATCAGCGCACGCAGGGCTTGGAGCAGCGTCTCGCACCGCTCATCGGCGCCGCCGAATAGCGGCACCACCTCCGCGGCTTGCACCCCCTGCACCCCGAAGTGTGCCAGGGCCGCGGCCTGGGCCCACTGCGCCGCGGCTTCCAAGCTGGCCTCGTCTTTCACCACGACCGGGCACTGACCCAGGTCGATCGTCTCCACCCTCACCGGTTGGCCCTCCACCGCTTGCGCCGCTTCCCCTTGGCGACGCGGTCGAGCCGCCGCGACAGCTCGCCGGGCGGGAGGTCCAGGGGGCCGGGTGCATCGGTGCCTTCTCCGACAGAACCCCGGAAGTGCGGGCGAGCGTCAGCGGAGCCCGCATCTTCCGGGGTGGACCGGGGGCATCCCGGAAGTTTCCCGGGAACCCCCACCCCGTAAGGGGTGCGCGCGCGCTCGCGCGTTATATGCGCGTCGGGATTTTCGTTCGTTTTCAAGCACTCCCGGGTGCCCCGGAACCTGCAAACTTCCGGGGAACTTCCGGGGTTTTCGACGTGCCCCGGAAGTTGTGGCGAACCCTCTACTTCCGGGGCACTTCCGGGAAGTTCCGGGGTGAAACGGAGCGCGCTCATGCCTCGCCCTCGCTGTCGGATGTGACCCAGTGCGCGTGAGGCGCACCACTCGGCCCTCGCAGGCCAGTCGCCTTCCTCCCCTTCTCCCGGTACCACTCGCGGACCGTGAAGCCGTTCTGGAGCAGGGCGGTGAGCGCCGCCTTCTGGTGGGCCGGGGTCGTGATCCCGTGCTTCACCATGACGGCGGCGATGGAGCGCGGCTGTTCGGGCGCAAGGCGCGGCGAGAACGGACCCTGATCGGTGCCTCGTTCGGCCGCGGCCGCCACCAGGGCCAATGCCTCCGGTGGGACGCCCGAGTTCCTGCGCTGCTGGTTGCGAGGGGCCCACGGGATCGCCGCGGCGACCTCCTCGCCGTTGTCGAGCTCGTAGCCCTGGAGCTCGTGCCAAGCCGCTTCGCTGGCCTGGCTGTAGTTGGCCTTCGCGTTGTCCACGCGGAAGAAGCGCCGCCGAAGGTCCGGGGCGATGTTGAGCTGCGCCGCCTCGTCCTCGGTCATGGGCGCGACCGTCAGGGCGATGCGGGCCGCGCCGACCACGGCGGAGGCGCCGCGGATGGCGTCCATGTCGCCGGCGGTCGAGCCCTTGCGGGTGTGATGGATCAGGACCACGGCGCAGTTGTGCCGCTGAGCGAAGGCCCGCAGCAGCGCCACCACATGGCGAAGCGCCGTGTTGTCGTTCTCCTCGGCCGTGTGCAGCTCGGCCAGCGGGTCGAGCATCACCACGTCGGGCTTGAAGTCCTCGGCAAGCTTCTCGAGCGCCGCCCACGCATCGGTCATCCGGAAGATGCCGGTGGCCCGGTCCTGCTCGATCAGGGTGCCGATCTTGGTCGGGCCGCAGCGCAGGACGCGCCCGGCCAGGTCACGGGGCATGGCCTCGAACTGACGGAGCGTGGCCGAGAAGCGGCGGCGCTGCTCGTCCTCGTCGTCCTCGACGTTGTAGACCATGACGCGCATGGGCCCGACCGGCTGGAATGTGCCGTGCGGCTGGTTGAGCGCCAGCGAGGATGCCCAGGCGACCATCAGGGAGGACTTCCCGGCCGAGCCCATGCCGGCCGCGATGGTGACGGCGCCGCGCAGCATGTAGCCGGGCGCGATCCAGGGGCGGCGTGGAATGGCGTCCTCCCGCCAGTCGTCGGCAGCGGTCCAGAGCGGAGGCTCCGGCTTCTTGGGCGGCTCGGGCGCGCGCTTGGGCTCATCGCGCCGCGCCGTGGAAGCGGGCCGGGCGGTGTCCGGTGTGGAGAGCGGGGCCTCGGCCTCCGCTCGCTCGGCGAAAGGGGGCGGTGGCTCCTGTCGCTGCCCTCCCCTACCTCGCCACCCGGCCGCGCGGGCCAGGAAGAAGATGGTCCCCGCCCCGATCTTGGACGGAGGAGAGCCCGCGAAGTGGTCCCAGCGCGCCGCGCAGGCGCCAGCGTCGTGCTTGCCCGACTTCCCGGACCACTGCTCCCACGCCTCTAGCCCAGCCTCGGCGCCGCCGGTGGCGCGCCAGGTCGCCATACCGACGCGGTTCCAGTCGTCCCAGGCCAGGTCGGCGTTGGGGATGAAGGACAGCGCCGCCGCTACATCCGCGACCGGCGCCTGTGGCTCGCCAGGAGTGCGGGCGCCGCTGATGCCCTGCTGGGACAGGCCGGTGGCCTCAACGGCCTCCTGCAGCCGCTCGATCGCGTCCGAGAGGTGGATCTCGGCCTCGGTGTCGCCGCCGATGGCCTGCGCCAACCGCGGGGTGCGCTTGAGGTTCCAGGAGCCGGGCCAGCGAAGCGGATGCGCCGGGCTGGCGGCCGTGCGGTCGCCGCCGACCAAGACCGCGGCCAGCCACCGCGCCTCGCGCAGCGTCGCGTGCTCCTCGGCGGAGCGCGTCGGCTCCGACAGGCGCCAGTGCAGGTGCAGCTTGGCGTGGAGCTCGCCGGTGGTCGGGTCCGCGGTCTCGCCGCCCGAGGCCATGACGAAGGTGGCCGGGCCGAGGATCGCCTCGAGCTTGGCGCGCGCCGCCGGCGGGTCGCCGCTGTCCAGCTCCACGGCCAGCGTCAGGCCGTTGGCCAGGTCCTGCGCGCGGGCCTTGCGCGGGTTGTTGAAGGTCGCCACCGGCGGGGCAAAGACGGCCGGCGCGGAGCCGTTGGCAGCCTTCCCGGCCACGGCCACGGCGCGCGCGATGATGGGCTCGAAGGAGCCATTGATCGCAGCCGCCTCGATCGCCACCGGCGGCCTGCCACGGTCCTTCTGGTCGAAGGCGCGCAGGGACACGTAGGTGCCGGGGTCCGCGTAGCGGAAGCACGCCGTGAGGAAGGCGCGCATCTCGGCGGCAGCGGGCTGGAGAGTGGCCATCAGACGCGCGCTCCGACGGTTTGGCGGTAGGTCTGCCGTGCCTCGCGGATGGCGCCCCAGCCGAGGCGCTCAGGGGCGCGCATGCCGGTGAGCAGCATCTGCAGGCGCTCGACGCGCGTGAGCCGGTCGCGGTAGTCCTCGATCAGCACCCAGGCGCATTCCCAGGCGCGGATCTGGACCTCGGGCGGCGGCGGAAACAGCGCGTCGAGCTTGGTCATGCGATGAGCCCCGCTTCGCGCCACGCCGCCTCGGCCTGGTCCTGGCATGTGACGAAGCGCGCCAGGAAGCCCCGGCGCTGCACCTCGTCATGGCACTCGCACTGGCGGAGGTAGTGGGCATACTCGCGCTTGTTGGTCGGGCGAGGCGGCTCCCACCCAGGCTCTTTCGCCTCGAGGAAGCAGACCTGGCGGTCCGGGCCGAGGCAGATCAGATCCGGAAACCCGGGGCGCAGCCCGTTGGCCTTGGCCATGATGTGCCCCGCCACACTGCGCTTGCCCTCGTTCCTGACGTGCACCACCATCACGCCAAGCCACTGGCCGCGCTTGATGATCGCGCGCTGCAGGGCAGCTTCCGGATCCGCGCGGCGCTTTGCCTTCCGACCAAGCCAGTCGATCTCGCCAGCGACGGTGCGGGCCTGGTCAACCAGCATGCCCCGCCTCCCGCATCGTGTGGCGGTAGACCGCGCGGTAGACGGTGGACCTGTTCACGCCGGTGCGCTGGGCAACCTCCGTGTAGCTCTCGCCGGCATCGACGGCGCGTACCCACTCTGCGGTGCGCTCGGTCATCTCGGGCGGACGCCCCGCAGGCAGCGGCGCGATGCCCGCGACCCGGAGCCACCGCGCCACCGCGGAAGGCGTCACGCCCATCCGCCGGGCCACCCGCGCCGGCCGCTCGCCATTGCGCACGGCCTCGACCGCGGCAGCGCGCTCCTCCAGCGTCCTCCACCTCTTCGAAAGAGTGGTGCTTTCGAGGGCGGCGCTCATCAGACGCCTCCCGGGGGAATGTAGACGCAATATACGTACCCGGTGCTCGACACGCAGGCGTGGCGCTCGCTGTCACCGGAGACGCGGATGCGCGGGTCGCCGTGCGGGATGAACGCGTCCACCGACACCCGGGCCAGCTTGTGCGCGCCGACCGGCAGCACGACGCGGTAGCCGCCCTGCACCTCACGCACCGCGCCGTCAGGCGCCGGCGCGCAGTCGCGCATGTCGCAGCACTCGCGGTCATACTCCCACCCTGCCGGCGCCTGGTGGGCCGCAGCCGGGAGAGCGAGCAGCGCGCCGATGGCGGCGAGGGTGCGGACGGCGCTCATTCGCCACTGCCCTCAAAACCGCCCAGGACACCGCTGGCCAGTCCGGCGAGGACACCGATCAGGAGACACCACGCGACGACGGCGGGCCAGAGCATCACGACACCGCCCGCAGCTTGGCGGTGGCGCCGCGCTCCGCCGATGCGGCGATGGCGGCCCGCGCCGCGTCCGCCGCCTGCGCCACGGCCGCCAGGTGCTGGTCCAGCTCGGCGCGCTCCTCATCCGAGAGCCGCCCGTCCTCCATCGCCTCCGCGTGCTCCGCCGCGAGATCGGCGCCCCTCCGCAGCGTGGCGGCGATGGCGCGCAGCTCGTTGCCGCGCACCGCCTGCGGCAGCAGCGACAGCCGGTGATGCGTCGCGCCGGCCAGGATCGAGGTGACCAGCGGCTCGCCGGCCACACGCTCAAGGTCCGCGACATAGTCGAGGCGCGGATACCTGTCGTCCTGCTGCAGATCCGCCATGACGTGCAGCCGGGCGGGGCTTGCGCCGGTGCAGGACGCCGCTGCCTCAAATCCACCGACCCGCTGGATCAGCAGCCGGAATGCGGTCTTCAGCGAGGCGTAGTACTCCGGATGGTGCTGCTGGCGCTTCATGCTGTCCTCAAGGTTCGGATAGCGAAAAGGGATCTTGCTGACGCGCAGCCATGGAAGCCCGCATGGTCTGCCCATGCAGATCCGCCGCCCCCGCCAGACCAAGCCGGACCTTCTTCCCGTCGCGCTGGTCGTCGCCGGGCTGCTGATGGCGCTGGGCGGCCTCATCCTCGGGGGCTGGATGTGAGGCGCGCATCTCAGGCGGCCTCCACCGGAGCCGGGAACACGTCGGGCCGGATCTGGTGCGGCGCCATCCCTGCGCGCGCGGCCACCACCTGGACGCGATGGGGCGGAACGCCCCGGTCCTTCCAGCAACTCACGGCGCTCGGGTTGATGTCGAAGATGGCCGCAGTGGCGCTCAGGCCACCGAGCTTTCCGATGGCCTCCAGGGCGGCGGCCCGCAGCCTTTCGCGCATGTCCGAGGAGCACATGCGCACACTATATCAGGGAGGCTGAAATCAGCGCAACTGAAATTCTCTCGCTCCGACTGCTGAAGGGACATCAGCCCTTCAGCGGCATAGCTTCCGGCATGGCCCAAGACTTACAAGATCCCCGAGAAATCCAGTTCCGTGAGGAGCTGGCCAGCAGACTAAGCCTTGCTGTCGAGGCAATTTCCGCCAGGGAAGGCCTGACTAAAGGGGAGATTGCGAAGGCGATTGGCGTTCCGCAAAACCGCCTTTCGAACTGGACGACCAACCAGAACGCACCAAGCTGGTTTCATATATTCCGGCTCTGCAAGCGGTTCCGCATCAGCGCCGACTGGATTCTGCTTGGCGAACTGGACGGCGTACCACGCGCACTGGCGGACTATTTGGAAGCGGCTTTGGTGGATAAATCGGCGGCTTCAGAGGCACAGGCTGCCCCTCAGCACGAAAGCCAAGAGCGCGCCAAGGCAGTGAAAAGGGCATCTGATGTCCGGCCTCCTAAGAGCTAAGTGACCAAAATACATCCATAAATTGACTGTTTGTGGATACGCTGACACGTTCCTGGCGAATAGGTTAGGAACGTTTTCCTGCGCCGCGCAAGCGGTAAGCTGAAAGATAAATTTCAGCACCGCTGACATTTTCCCCTTGCGACTATCAGCGACGCTGAAATAGGATGGCGGCACCACCACAGAGGTGCCGCCATGTCCCAGCCCGCTCCCATCCTCCCCGATCGCCTGGCCGAGTTCGCCGCGCTGCCGCTCAAGAAGGGCTCGCACCGCAGCCCCTCGGATGGCATGTGCGCGCTCGAAGCTGCGGCGTGGATCGCCGGCGA